TTGTGTTTAGATTTTGATTTTCGTTTGGCATTTTTACCTCTTGTACTATCTAATTCATGTAATTGTCTATCTAATTCAAACTCCATTTCACGTAAAGGTCTCTTTAGAAACCCTTCAAATTTATTACCTTTAATAAGATCATGTAAATGTGCTATATGTTCTAACGCAAACGTAATCTTAGTAATATCATTCATTCTTGGCACATTATATCATCCCCATTGATGGTGGAATACTCTTAATAACTGGATGCTTGGTGTTATTTGTTAATGTAATGAACTTATCATTAGCAAATGTACCTGCAATGTTGACACTAATGTCATCACCATCCTCCCAAATCTCTTCACCATTCTTTTTCCGCATGTCTAATGCATCACGAAGATCATCATATATCTTTGGTGTAATTTTCATGGGTTAATATCAGGATTATACTTTCTTAGTAAGTATGTAATGTAAATAAATGGGAGTACAACTCCTAGTCCAATTAGTAATGGCATTATTCTTTAATCTCAGAATGTTCATCTATTTTATCAAGTAAACTATCAAAAGACTGTAAACTCTCAATATCATGTAATATTCTAGAGATTGCACTAATAGTAACTGGACGTTCATTCCTTGCTGCAAATGCAAGAGCATTTCTAAGATGTCCTGAGGCATCGCTCAGAGACTCTGTAACGGTATTTGTTAGCATTATTTCATTGGGTGTTGGGAAACTAGGTTATGTTGCACGAAGACGCTCTCCTGGGGGTTAGGTGTAATATAGTTAAAATTGATCAATACTCTACGATCTGGTTGAGTAAATGGTGTGACTGAATGTTGATATGATGATGGGAACTGAACCAATCTATTTGCTTTAGTTTCACAATCATATGGTTCATTGTCATCATCTTTAAATATTGTCTTACCATCACTATCATGTAGATAGTATACTGCAGTGGTACAATCAAATGGAACATCAACATGCCAGTCACGCTGTTCCATTGTATTAGGATCTGTTCTCCAATTACATATTGCACGAATACGTACTAAACATGCTATATTAAGTGTTTCTAGTATTGGTGCTAGTACACTGATACCATCAGCAATAGTATTTGTGTAAGCATAACGTTGAGGACCAACAGTTTCATTATGAAATACATGCTCCATCTGTGGATATCCTCCACTATAGTTACCACAATAATACCAATAACATGCATTACCTAAGAAATAGTTACGTAGTTTCTCAAACTCTTCCTTAGGTAAGTAATCATCAGTTACTTTGATTAATGTTGGATCTATTGTCATGATGGATGATAATTAAAGTTAATGACCATTCTAAATCTTTGGTCAGATGTGGTTGATCCCCCATGCTTAGTTGATGAAGGGAACATCACAAAACGATTAGCAACACTGTCAATCTTTGAACCGTCCTCAAAGTGTGTGTATCCATTACATGTGTTGATATAATAGATTGCTGTTACACATGGGAAATTATAATCTACATGCAATTGACTCTCTATCACTCTTTCAGTTTGAGTAGTGAGATTTGCTTTCACTCTTAAGAAAGCAAGAGTGTTTAATTTATTGAGTATTGGTGCGTACAATCTATATGGATCATATAATCCTGTAGTATCTGATTGTATGGGTATGCAGAACTGTGATCCTTCATTTGATTGATTGTCAACATGAGTAATGTATGGTATAAACTTCCAGTTGATCTCATATGAGGTCATGTAATTATACAATGCCTCATACTGATGCTTTGGCAAATAATCATCAATTACTTTGTATAATGCCATAGTGTATACTGATCTGGTTTCAATTTCATACGTGCAATCTGCTTACAAGCATCATCATAGTCTCTAAACCATGATTTGTTAAACGAATCTTTCTTAACTGGGTGTAAGTACCAAGAGAATGTTGTACCACATGTGAACTTAGTATCTGATTTGGTCTTAATAAACTCTGGTTTCTTATCACTCCTAGTTTTACGCTTACTCTTTACATTTGTGAGTTTAGATAGATTAGCATCTAAACTCGTTTGCGTTCGTGTCATCTTTAAGTAGTTCTTTCATTTTATTTAAATCATGAAGGATAAGTTCAGCACCTGTGTAATCTTTAGCATTGTGCGCTTTGATGTACTCAAGTATTAACTTTTTCAACTCATCATCAATCATTGACTGATTTATAGAGTTCTTGGAGTTCATTCTCGTTGTAAAATGTAGTAGACTCGTTTATGTAGTCATCTGGAGATAACCATTCAAACCACTCATCCGCAAAATACACAGCATCATCTTCACGTCCACTATCTCTCAGATAACGAAAACGCTCTACAATCCATATTATCAGATCAGAACGCACTTCACTTAAGCGCAATTGGTCCTCTTCTGGTACATCATTCATCATCAGGAAACTCCACGTTAAGTTTAGCATCTGCAAGTGCAGCAACCATAGTCCAGGCAATTTCACCTGATACTACATGTTCATCACAATAATATTCAATAGTATCCTCAAGGATCTCCTTGAGTTCTACTAATTGTGTTGCTCGTTCTGGTGTAATACTCATCGTCTCACAATTGTAAGGTCATTGGTGAGGTGATTGTATGACAAAAATGCCAACTCACTCGGTAATACACTCTCAATTGCTTTAATAAACTCTAGAGTAAAGCGTGACTGATAACGCCAGAACTTTCGTTCTTCATCAGAACATGGTTCAGCATTAGTTTTCACCTTAATAGTATACTGCTTGCTGTCTTGTAAGTCAAGAGGTGCAAGAAGTTCCTTAACATGCTCAACGATCATCGGTGCTGCCTTCTGAACCTTGAGTTTGGTCATCTTCGGTAAGTTTCTCATTGTGTTGTAATAGAATAGAACAGTAATTTGCGTATGCTTGTGATGCAAAGAATGAATCAGCGTACATATAAATATCCTCCTGCCCAATCAACACTCGCCAGACACTGTTCAAATGAGGACTCATCTAAAAGATTGTACCTCACAATGGGTGCAGGTCCACGCCATGATGCTGGTTTGTACACATCACCACTGATCTTATCAATGAATGCGTGTACACTATTATCGTTATGAATGACCTTAAAATACTTACGACCATTCTTCACATTAAACTTACCGTTGTTACCACTAGGATAACGACGATCATAATCCTTTTGCAAATATTCACACAACCTCTCTGCTCTCGCTGCTACTGGTAGGAAAGCGGTTTTGGTCATTGGTTGTCCCTTGTGTACCTTAATATTATACTGCTTAGGAGTCTGATTGGTCATCTCCTTGTGCCACTTTGTCATCTGTCATAGATTCAGTAGCACCACTATCCATGCTATGGTACGCTTCTTTCACTCTATCAACAGCAGTCTTAGACCAAGATACTGTTGTCTTAGCAAATGGTACAAGTATATCAGTGGTAAATTCATTCCACTCATACAAATGTATCTGCCATCGTACCTTAGCATCCTCAATATACTCAGCAATACCAATCTTTGTATCTTCTGGTCGCTCTACTGGTGGCTTATATAAACTGCCTTTAACTTTATTTGGTGCGTCAGTCATAATAAATTAGTTTAAAACTCTACACTGTATCTATAATTGTACCACATTTCCCCAATATTGTCTATAGATGAGTAAATTCACATCAACAGTTGGTCTACGTGCATTTGGACACGTTTGTGGACGTGAACTAACCGTAATAGTAATGTATTCTTCTGAATAAAATGATATTGGTCCCTCATCACCACCTATTCTAACCTGTAACCCGATAGAATCTTCGGTAATGTTCATTATTATAAGGAACTACCACGTTGGAATCTTGCTATATCTGAGAGTGTAACATCAGCAGCATACTCATAACTGCGTGGACCATCACATTCATCTAAATTTACTGGTTCATCATCTATTGTACACACTACCTCAGGTTTTGGTTCTACTAAAGTTCTGCGTAGTGTGTGGATGTAACGTAATACTTCTTCACGTACTTCCATCAGTTCATTATAACAATGCTGATTGTGAGCGCAACCACGTAGTGCATGGTCTGGTTTATGTACTGATTCAGTAAATAGATCTAATGCTCTATTATATTTCTGATCTTTACATTCTTTCTGATCAATAGAATTCTGGTCTTTCATTGTTAGGTCAGGGTGAGGTGCGTAAAGTGGTCCTTGATAGTCGTTACCAATAAACTTAGTCCATCTCAATGTCATCTAATCCTTGCTCTCATAATGCTAATAGTTTTTTGTAAAATGGTCCTACAACAACACCTTCACCATATTGGTAGTGTTCTTTCATTAGGTCTTTATTGATATAATGCACTATAAGATCTGCATTATCAATCCAATTAGCATAAGACCAAGAGCAAGAACGGACATATCTGTTCCCCTCGCTCTCACATATGCGTGTGATCTGCTCATCCAATCTAATAGCAATGGCATCAAACTTGAACTCTACAACATATATTAGCATACCTTCAGCAAAAAGTGAAGAAATGATAGGAAGATTAACATTTAAATCTCTCTCATACCTCTTTCTGGTATAATCATTGAAGCATCCACCACCATTAGTACGCTTACCTGAATAGTTCTTAGGTTTAATTTCTTTCTCAATACCATTTATATCAATGGCATCACGTCCTAATTTACCTGGTATTGTCTTACAACCAGCAACAGCAGCAGTTATCTGCTCACGCAAAGATGAACTGTTTGGATCAGACATGTACTCCTTGTACAGTTCTTCAAACAGTTCACCTTGGTTCTTAGTTGTTTTACCCAATGCACGATCACATGCTAACTTGAGTAGGTTAGTTGAGAACATTACCCTTCCTTATAGATAGATAGTTTCATTATACCATCAAACAACCGATCTAGTTCATCCAACTCAGTATTATATAATTCACTCGCTTCTACATGCTTACCTTTATTAGTAAGTTCTTTGATCTTAGCATATTTCTTTCTTGCTAAGAGTTGCTTCTCAGTTGATTCATTTGTCATTAGATTGCTCCTAAAAAATCACCTTTACGTTTGAATCCCCACTTGTCATAAATGACTGGGAATGTAGTTGCTTTGTAGCGCAGTTCTTTAAACTCTTCTTGAGATAACTCCCAATGTAGTATCTTCCATACATTTGCTGCATTCCTGCACTTACGTGACTTAAACAAGTTCATCTTCCACTTGCGTTCAGTCTCTTCAAATGTTGGTGGATACTGTTTGTACAATGCTTGAGCATTAACTGTGTTATACTTAGCATTGTCATAATGCATGTAATAGAACTTCATTCTTGAAGTGAATTCCTTTCAACACATGTACTATAGCATTAAAAAACCCCTTGTATAGGGGTCTTGTGACACTTTGTAATGTGGTCTACTTAAACAACGGACCCCATGCCCATGCTACTAGAACCCTTCTCTCACCCCCAGTAATAGCATTGACCCTATGTTCAGTAAGTGATGGAAATACTATCATATCACCTTTCTTCAATACTAGATCCTGCAGACCCATATTACCCTTGTCTACCTTATAAAAGGTAAACATCCCACCTTCAAAGTCATCATTTAATACAATAACAGCAGTTAACTTGCGAACCATCCTTGGTTCTTCTGTTGTCATGAGAGCATCACTATGTACACCATAATGTCCACCAGGTTGATACTTAGTGTATTGAATACGTTCTATAGATTTTAAATCAAATCTCCAATCAGGATCTTGATTAGCTGATTGTATATTATTCCACATGAACTGTGTTACATGCTCATCATCAATCCACGCATGTTCACTAGATCGTTCAGAAGGAACAATATCCTCAACCTGACCAATACCAGAGGTTTCCCACTTTAATTCAAGAGAATCAATATACTCACGTATTCCATCAATCATATCACCAGGTAAAGTGATCTGTCTAAACTTATTGAACTGACTACATTGATAATCAATTACATGATCACCATTAGCATCTCTAATAACTTGACCCTCTGTAGTATCAAACGAATCCATTCATTAAAATTAATAACAATTATATTATATCACTCAGATGGTACACTGTCAACATTCTTCCATTCAAAGTCACCATCTGTACCTACAACATGACATGACCAGTAATGGAAATCATCAGGACAATCCTCTTTAGCAGGGAACCATGATTGTGCATATGCTATCGCTTGATCTGCATTCTTTACAGGTATCATATCAAACTCACCTAATGTCTTGATCATATCAAGAACAGAATCTTCCATAAAATCTGCATACCATGTCCATACTGCTGTCTTCTTAGCATCATCAGCAGTCTTGATCTTATCGTTGGTGAAATATATTACACATGTGTCATTTGTTTTAGTGTAACACTCTAAAGTGTCCCACACATTAATACTAGTTACTATCATGATGCACCCTCCTCTTCAATCTTCTTGATTATATTCTCAAGATACTTCTCAGCATTTGCTCTCTCTTCAGCAGTAAACTCAAATGTCTGATCAGCATTACTGTTAGCAACAATAACATTAGATGCACTGAGAGCATCCATAAATGTCTTATTATATAATCCCTCTGTTAGACTAGAGACAATCAAATAAGATGCAAACTTCTCTTTAAATGTGGTAAAGTAATGAGTAGATAATTTTATAAACTGACTAGGATCACCAAGATATGTTGCAGATGGATTATTTGCTAACCATATCTCCTTGAAATACTTAGGATTAATTGGGAATTTAACACTAGCAGCATCACTAGCACCACTATCAGTAATATCTCTCAGTTTCTGTCTGTATAAAACATATTGTGCTTTAGTATCAGCATCAATTGGTGCATCAGCAACTTGTGACCAATCAGTCTCTTGCAATAAGAAATTACGTGCCAACCTAACTGTTAACCAACTAACAGTGGATGTCCTAGCATGTATCTTAGCAAACTCTGCTTCATACTCAAGAGTATCAAGTGAATCTGCTAAAAAGAATGCATCATAAAACTTCTGATATAATGCAGCACCCTCACCACCATCAAGTTGCTCCATCTCATAGTCTTTCCAAGCCCAAGTATTATCCTTGAAGTTCTTGGAATACTTACGTTTCTGTGCCATGTAAGTATCATTATCATACCATGAGAACAAGACTAACTTATCCTTATCACTATCCCATAGAGGATAAATGGCAGGTACAATGTCATTTGTCCAATAAGTATCAGCAATAGTCTTTGCTACATTCTTATACGTAACTTGTTTTGTGATACAATTTACTTCTAATATTTGTTGAGCCATCTTAGTATTACTAGTTCCCCTCTTTATTTAGAATGCTTTGATCAAGTACTTACACAAATGGTATGGTTCAACCAATGGTACATTAATATCAGGATCAATTGCTGCTGATGGCACAAGAGGTTGTTGTGCTGTCAACGTAAATATAGCATCATTACCTACTGCACCTGATGTATAGAATGCAGTTGCATCTCCTTCAACAACATAAGTCAATTCATCACATGTTGTTGGCATTTGACCAGCAGCAGGTACGAATTGTAACTCAGTTATCTCATCATATTCATAGACGAAATCACAAATACCATAATGATCTGAATCTAAAGAGTTATCATTACCTGCACCAGCAGCACTCCTACCTTGAACAATCTTAAATCGTGTGCTAGGTTTCTTTGCTTCATCTGGTAATGTTACACTATACCAGTACCATTTAGTAGCTTCATTACCAGTACCATCACCATCATAGTTACTAGTAATCTCAGAAGCAGTAGGAATTGGTACTAATTCACCAATAAAAGCACTAAAGTTTTCACTACTATCAGTATTATAATAAACTAACAATTCATCACCACCATTCTCTGGTCTTTCTCCACCATTAATACCATTACCTCGTGCTACTTTAACTGTAAACCTTTTCACATTTTGACAATCATGCTCTTTAACTATAATAAACCTCTCCAACTCACTACCACTAAACTTAACATACCTTGAATATGCTTGTGGTGTTACCATAGATGACAAAGCAACTGTATCTACTTGTCCTGTAACTTTATCAATAACAGCATTAGCAAATGAACCACTACCAGCACCATGCATGATACGAACTTGTGGATTATCAGTATAACCAGTACCACCTTGAGTAGTATTATCAAAGTTTATACCACTTACCACTGAACCAGCAACACTAACTGTAGCACTAGCACCAGTTCCACCACCTCCACCAGAAAATTCCACTTCAGGAATTTGATGTGTTGGTAACCTAAATCCACCAGCAGTGCCTACACCAGTACCATCACTGTATATTTGGATACCACTTGATGCTGCAATAACTATATCTCCAACTGTAATCTCAACCTCACCACCTTGCCATCCTGTAACTATACCAAATCCAATCTTAGCCCATCCATTATTACCATTAGATGTACCACTGAGACCAGAACCACCACTACCAATTGTAATGTTGGCACCTGAAGCAGATGGCATTGTCCATCTTTCAACTAGCATGTTTACATAACCACCTGATCCACCGCCGCCGCCACCTTCAGACCACGCACTAGCATCTTCACGCCACTGTGCTTTAACATATCCAGCACCACCACCACTAGAGTTTGAGTTTACTAATTGAAGTTTATCAGATCTATAAGAACCCATACCAGCAATTCCTCCTTCACCACCACCGTGACCAGCAGGACCACCGCCACCACCGTGTGAACCACCAGCAGTATATCCACTAGGAGCAGCACCACCGCCGCCTCCTCCTCCACCGCCACCTACGCAGCCGTAGTTACCACCATGCCCACCACTACCAGTAAAGATAGATTGTTGTGTACCAAGTGGAGTATCACTATTATATCCAGAAGCAGAACTACGTGGTCTACCATTCCTTCCATTATAAGGAGCATTTCCTTCCTGTTTTCCACCACCGCCACCACCACCAGCAGCACCTGCCCAAATCGCTGATCCAAGCTTAATCACACTAATAGCACCTCCACCACCACCATTATCAGAATATCCTTGACCACCATTACCACCCTTACCATTACTATATCCTTGACCACCGCCAGTAGAACCACCTGCTCCACCTGCTTGAGCAAATATGTTGTAAGAACCAGTTGGATTAATCACTTCTACTTTCATATACTGTCCAGCTCCACCTGATCCACCACTTGGACTACCACCTGGTCCCTGTTGTGAGCTTGAACCACCACCACCTTTAAGTTCAAAACGAATATAATCCCACACACCTATACTAGGAGTTAAGTTAAAACTTCCTGAACCGTATATAGTTTGTGACATCGGAGAACCAACAGCAGCTGTAAATGTATGGTTACCAGAACTACCATCACCCATTTGAATACTAGATTCATGTCCTCCTACATCACCACCAATTCCTCCCTGTTGAGGATTATTTGGATATGTACTAGCAGGGAATGGTCCCGTAGCACCTTGACCACCATCCTTTGATTTATCCCTTAGCGTAGTAACACCAGATGCAGCATCTCCTGTAATAGTATTAGTACCACCATCTCCACCATATTTGTGGCTGCCAGAACCAGACGTTCCTCCACCGCCTCCACCACCAACATTAATTGTTAACAATCCACCACCAACAGTAAATGATGATGCTCCACCATTATTACCATCTTGACTTCCATTAGAACCTGATCCACCTCCACCATATATCTTAATTTCCATTACTTCCCAAGTAGTTGGGAATGTTAGACTTATGTTGGAACTTGGTGATGGATAAGTATACTCATTACTATAATCAATAATTGGACTACCACCAGTCCTAACTTCTCTTCCACCAATTAATGAATTGGAACTAAAGACTTTAAATACTGTGGGTGGAGTATAAGTTACTGTTTCCCAACTTCCTGCAGACGATGATCCTGATGCATAATAGAAATTTGATGGAGTACCATCAGCTTCAGTTATCTTAATATCTCCTGTGCCTTCAGCACCCATCTTCCAATCGTAAATATCATACGTTGCAACAGTAGCATCAGTTAATGGTTGTTTTAATAGACCATGACTGTGTTCATATTGAATACCTCCAACAGGATACCATCCATATAATCTAGTGTTACCACCAGTATAATCAACTAAGTACCTATCACCAATATATCCAGAAGAATGCTCAACACTACTATTAGGTGTTGTATGATAAACATAATGATTGTGTTGTGGTACTCCCTGCAGTCTCCTCTTCTCCATTGTTACTTTAACTGTCTGAGATCCAGTAAGAGATGTCTTTACACTATCAGTTATCTTTTCGTATCCAGTTGTAGTTATTGTACCAAGAGAGAAATAACCTTTTTGTGATGCCTTATCCAAATACCAGTTACCACCTGTCTTACCAGCACCAGCACCAATAGTTATATTACCAATAGTAGGAGATCCTGGACCATAAACATTACCATACCCTACAATCTTCTTTGCTTTTAAATCAGGAACCTTGAATGTACCTAAATCTCTTGTTTCACCTAAATGTTCCCATATATTAGCTGTACTAACATCTTCTACTCTTCCAGTAGTACCGATATTAACCTCCATAGCAAATCCACTACCACCACCAGTATTAGATAAAGTCCATGTTGGTTCTGAAGTATATCCCGATCCAAAATTGGTTGCAGCTATACTAACAATAGCACCAGTAGCATCAACATTACATGTTGCTACTATATCTTCCCCACCTGTTGGTGCAGCATCAAATGTTATAACTGTAGTAGAAGGATCATATCCACTACCACCATTTGTAATATTAAATCCTTTTCTAACAGTACCACCATACTCTGTTCCTAAAACTTTATACAGAGCAGGAAAATCTTTAATATTATACTCTGATCCATCACAATATATGTAACCAGGATATTGAAACTCTGGATTAACATCAGTGTTAGCAGTACCAATAGATACTGTGTATGGAGTCATAGGAACATATGCATTATCATACACATCATCAACTGCTTTTAAAGTTGTAATGATTGATCCGATCTCAGTAGTGTCGGTATATTTGTCACTATAAAAATTAGGTCTTGTATTTCTGTAGGATATTGTCATGTCAGAACTTAATTAGATACTCTAATACGATAAACGGTGATGCCACACTATCTATAGATACAGCATCATCAACTGTAAGGTTTAACTTAGTTGATAAACCATCAGGACTAATTTGAACTCCATCAGTTAGCATCTGATAGTCATGAGTCAACTTCTCAATTGCAACTCTATGACCATGTAGTGTTGGATCACCACTATCTTGAGCTATATCATCAGTTTGTGTGAATTCATTATATAATGATGGATTAATAGTTCCTGCACTTGAATGAGCTAAAGGATTGCTATTAAGAGGGAGTACTTCATATAAACTAGCATCTTTCCAATCATTAGGAACTCCAGGACCACCTTGAATATAAGCAGCATCAACGTTTTTCTGAGAATCTATTTCCCCCCCACCATCTTGGACACATATGATTCCTAAAACGTTAGTAGCAGAAATGAAATTTGGTCTTATACCATTCAATGCTGTATCAGTGTTGCCAATAGGATAATTTGTCCAAGCTTTGGTCTGATTCTGCTTACCCCCAGTGTTTAAACCCTTCAAAAACATCCAATGTTCGGTAGGTAGTAAACAAAAATATTTCCATGTGTCTTCAAACTTCTCATCATCATTCCAACAAGCACCACCATATGCTGTTGGGTCACTAAACAGACCAGATCCACTGTAATCACCCCATGGAAATTGCATGGCAGAAGCATGATGACTAGATGCAATTGCTCTACATGGTGGTTGATTATTTCCTGGCCAA